AACTCCCCCCTCAAGCAGAGAGCCTTAGAAATTCTGGCCGTGAACCGTGATTCTCGTTGCGTTGACCTCGTTTCTACGTCCTCGGACACCACAACTCAAGGGATCTGGAGGCTGCTGGCGAAGGCAGCTGGTGCTGCCTCCTGAAGTCCTCGTTCCTCGCTTCTCGTTTCCTCGTTTGACGCCACTAAAGACCATCAGACTCTGGGCCCAGGATCTGGGAGCTGGCAGCGCGAAGGATTACCGTGGTACGAAAAGCTACGTTCTCGTTGGCGAACTCTCGTTTGACAACACTCAGGTAAATAGGGTACTGGCTGGTGCAGCCAGGAGCTGGGAAGCAGGTGATGGTATCGCAGTCCTCGTTCTCGTTCATCGCCATTCGCTGAACAAAGAGGTAATGACCATGGGCCCAGCACCAGCGTCAGGAACCTCTGCTGGAAAAGATTTCAAAAAAGTTCTTGACAGCAGGAGATAGAAGTCTTATGTACATGGGACACATAACATAGGAGAAAGAAATGTCTAAAAGTATACTAGTAGAGCTAACCTTTTGCGTTAGCATCATTGTTATCCTGAAGCTCGTGGGGGTAATACTATGACCAAAGATAAATTTATTTGGAGAGATCCGTTAGACTCTGAAGAAGCCAAACAAATGGAAGAAGAAGCCAAACAGATAGAAGAAGACAATGTTGTTTTCTCGTGCCCTCACCACGGCAAAGAAACATACTTCAAGATAAAAGCGCTGGAAAGGAGGCCTTCGATGCAGGATTACGTGTACGTATGGTTCAAGCACCGTGGTTATGCCGAGAAGATGTGGGTGAGGATTACCAAGGGCAGCAGACTCAAAGGTGAAGGTTTGTTAGACAACGTACCTAAAATACTTACGAAGCTACAGTTGCGTCAACACGTTAAGTTCAAGACAGATGTAGAGGGAATAACATGGGGAAAGTAAAATGTTAGTCGGGATTATGATCATTGGATGGGCTGCCGTTTCGGCAGCCATCGCATGTCGCGTTCCCTCGTTTATTGCGTTCTCGGTCCTAGCAGCTCTAAGCTTATGGTAAGAGACCTGGCCAGTACCAGCACCAGATCCTGCTGGAAGAGGCGTGGTCTCGTTGGTAGTTCCTCGTTTGATGACACTCAAATGTGTAGAGACCAGCTCCCAGAGCCAGAGCCCCAGTTTTTCTTCCTGAAGGTTTCGTGGATCGTGAAAATTTTGTGCTTGACTTTACCAAATAAAGTCTTACATTCATGGGATAAACATAAACAAAAGGAGAAAATCATGGGCTTTGATTTATATAGTCTAGGAAATCATAAAACAGAAAAAGGTGAGTATTTCAGAAACAACGTTTGGTGGTGGCGTCGTCTCGCCGAATTTGTCTGCGAACATACAGGGGTTATAGAAGAAAAAAATAAACCTTTGTGGCAGTCTAATGGTGGGCATGAGGTAAGCCAAGAACAAGCAAAGCAAATTGCAAATCAATTAAAAGCGTTAATTAGCAACGGAACAGTTGCGAAAGGTATCAAAGAATGTGAAGAGGACATGAAGAAAGCCGAAGAAAATAATCGCCATGTAAATAAACTTCATGAAATGTTACGAAAGAAAGTCGAAGCTGAAACAGGTGAAAAAAATCTCGCACCACGTGACTATCCAAAGGACGATCACGATACATGGAGTTGGATTCAAGCGAAGTACGACTATGCTTCAGAATACCCTTTTACATTAGAGAATGTAAATGAGTTTATTGAGTTCTGCGAGGAAAGTAATGGATTTAGGATTTGTTGAAATAGCAATCTACTTATGTTGTGCTTGTTATTTATTCAATCGGCACGGGCTTCAACCCGTGCCGTCTCGTTTCTCGTTTCTGCGTTCTCTAATTATTTTAAAAAGAAAGATTAGGACGCCAGTTCGCTACACGGGTAGAAAATTTAAAATCTTTTTAGATAAAAAAAGCCATGACCCCTAGTATCAAAAGAGTTTAAAATGTTAATGTGCGTGGCTCTATGAAAGAAATTTTTTTTTGAAATAGTGAAAAAAAGAGTTGTTTTTAAAAATCTTATCTATATAAGATTAGTTATAACTTAACATAAACAAAAGGAGTAAAGTTATGACAAAGCAAAAAAACACTCTTAAAAAAATAAGAGTTAAAAAAGCAAGTCAACAACAAAAACTTGCATTGTTAAACTATGGTATTTTGAAAACCACTATTTCAGAATACACTAAACAGACAAGTCTTATGAAACCCGAATATGTGCAAACTTTCAAAGACTTAAAAACTAATCTTATTATCTTAAATGATATGGGCAATGACTTTGAGGGCTTTGCTCAACTTATTCAAAGAAAGATGAAAAGATTTGACACAACTAAGTTCAAAGAAAAATTTCCAAAATTGTATGAGGAATTTTTAGTTGAACAAGAAACTACTGAAATAAAAGTTAAGTACGAAAAAATCGGGGGTGCTGATGCCTAATAACGATTTAATTAACATACTTAATACAACACTTGTTGAGCAATCTGCTCAACAAGTAGATCAACCAACTGACAATCCTACAACAGCATTGAATTATCAATTCATGTATAAACAGTTAGAAAGTGCTGTTGAGGAAATTTTAGTTAAGTATCCTAATGATGATATTGTAAAAGAATTAAAACAAAATCTTATTAGAAATTTAAGACCGATACTTGAACAGTTGAATAATGGGTAAAAGAATATTCAACCTTAAACCTAGTTATATCCCCGAATGTTTCGGGGGTATATACTTTATCATTGGTAAAGAGAGTAAAATTATTCGTTATATTGGAATGTCGCGTTGGGATGTTCATCAAAGATTGCGTTCTTACGACTTTGAAAGAATGAATTGTGTTGTTAAAATATTGCGAGTAAAAGATCCCGATAAAATCAGATGGTATGAAAGACGTTGGATACAAAAATACAAGCCAACGTGGAATAAATTAATACCATCGAAAAAAACTAATTCTTTACACAATCCTTACATCTAAAATTTCCAGGCAGCAGGTAGATGCTGCTGCCTGGCAGCAACTGGTTTGCAGCTGGTTCCTGAAGGTAACGTGTTAGAAGGCTCAATATCTAGTACGACATACAACCACTAACCACAATATCTTGCGACGTTCTACAACTTTTGATGTAACTTAGAGATCGCCTTGAGAACAAGATTAATACATGTAGTCGAGTTTATTTTATTATGATACAAAAGGGGACCCAAAATGAAAATGAAATGTATCCCTATTTCAATGGCTGAGGCCAACAACTTCATAATTAAGTTACATCGTCATAGTAAGAAGGTAAGAGGTTGTAAATTTTGTATAGGAGCTTTGAAGAATGATAAATTAGTAGGAATCCTAGTGCTTGGTAGACCTGTAGCTAGAAAGTTAGATAATAGGTATACTGCAGAGATACTAAGAACCTGTTCTGATGGAACAAAAAATGTTAATAGTTTTTTGTATGCAAAAGCTTGGAACATATGGCAGCTTATGGGTGGTAAAAAAATTATTACTTATACCCTACAAAATGAGTCAGGTATTAGTTTGAACGCTTGTGGCTTTGAAAAAGAAGCTGTCACTCGACCTTTTGCAAAAGGTAAAGGTTGGACAACTAGACCAGGTAGGGAGTGGCAAGAAAAAGTTCATAGTGAGAGTAAATATAGATGGTGCAAAAAGAATTATTAACAACTGAACAGCTAAGAGTAGCTGTAGAGAAAAGATGGATTGAGCACATAAAATTGTGCCAAGATAATTTTATATATTTTGTAAAAAATGTTTGGCCTGACTTCGTATGTAGATTGGATAAGGACCCAAAGAAATGGGGGCACCATCAGATAATAGCTGCTGAGTTTACAAAAATTTCTAAAGAACGAAAAGGAAGGCTCATAATTAATATGCCTCCTAGACATACTAAATCAGAATTTGCATCGTATTTATTTCCTGCTTGGATGATAGGGAAGTTTCCAAAATTAAAAATTATGCAGGTATCCCACAACTCAGAATTATCAGCAAGGTTCGGTTCAAAGGTTCGTAATCTTATGGACTCAGCAGACTATAAACAAATATTTGGAGATGTTAAACTAAGAGAAGATAGTAAGGCTAAAGGACGTTGGGAGACTAATCATGGGGGAGAATATTATGCAGCGGGGGTTGGCGGTTCTATCACAGGACGAGGGGCGGACTTACTTATTATCGATGATCCACATACTGAACAAGATGCTTTGTCAGATACGGCTATGGAAAAATCTTTCGATTGGTATGTATCAGGACCCAGACAGCGTTTACAACCTGGTGGAACAATAGTCGTGGTTATGACACGTTGGGCAGAAGATGATCTTACTGGAAGATTAATCAAGGCTCAAAAAGAACCTAAAGCAGATAAGTGGAAACAAATTTCTTTTCCCGCAATCATGCCAAACGAAGAACCTGTATGGCCTGAGTATTGGGAACTAGAAGAATTGTTAAAAGTAAAAGCATCATTGCCTGTAAGAAACTGGTCAGCTCAATATATGCAAGAGCCTACTTCTGAGGAGGGTGCTATTATCAAAAGAGAATGGTGGAGGCCATGGAAAGAAAAGGATGTTCCAAATTTACAAGGAATAATCCAATCCTATGATACAGCTTTTTCAAAAAAAGAAACTGCAGACTATAGTGCGATTACTACATGGGGTATTTTTTTTCCAAAAGAAGGACAAGAACCAAATGTAATTTTATTAGATGCAATGAAAGGCAAATATGATTTTCCAGAACTTAAAGCCATAGCATTAGAGCAATACAAGTACTGGGAACCTGAGACCGTGGTCATTGAAGCTAAGGCAACAGGACAACCATTAGCCCAAGAGTTTAGACGTATGGGTATACCCGTTGTAGATTTTGTGCCTACAAAAGGTAAAGATAAATTTGTAAGAGTAAATTCTGTTGCACCGTTGTTTGAATCAGGAGCTGTTTGGTATCCTGAACAGGAGCATTGGGCTCAAGAAGTTATTGAAGAATGCGCATCATTTCCTCATGGAGCGCATGATGATTACGTAGATAGCATGTCTCAAGCCATGCTAAGGTACAGACAAGGGAACTTTATTGAGTTATTATCAGATTGGAAAGAGGATATGTATGATTATCCAAGTCCAAAAGAATACAAATATTATTAGGAGAAGTAATGAGTGAAACTTACACAAAACCTTTATTAAAAAGGGATGATTCATTTGAATATGAAAAACCAATACTAAAACCAGGTACAAAAAATACTTATAAGCTTGCTGATGAAAAAAAGCTTGATATGGATGCTGTAAGGGAAATTACAAAAAAATTCAAAAAAATGAAAAAACCAAGTGGTGATAAAATTAATAAACCACAATTTCAAAAAGAAAGTGATTTACCGAGAGCAATGACAATCGATACTACAACATCGATTACAGGGACTTCGCAAAGTAAAAAACCTGCTGATAAAGTTTTTAACCTAGGTGGAGAAGTTACAATCGGTAAAGGATCAGACTACATTAAAGATCTAATTGATTAATGTCAGACATATCAAAAACAATTGAAGAAGTTTTAGCAGAAGAGCCTACTACTGCCGTACCTGCAAAGGACGATGATGGTTTTAATTATAATCCATCGGGTATTGGTGGACTCGCTACTTTAGGCGCAGTCGGTGGAGCTGCTGCTTATTTTCTTAATCGTGCGCCTGGGTTCGGGAGGGTTGCGCGTGTATTCAGTACTAAAATACCAAGGAATCCCGAATCACGACCCACGGTGCCAGCTATAAAGGATAAAGTTGATGAGGTGCTTGAGATTGTTCCTACAAGAATGGATACCGCTAAAGCAACCATGGCTCAAAGAAAGACTGTTAGCACATTTGATGAACTTGGTAGACAGATAAAGGCAAGAGTTGATTTGAATCCATTATCAGTAGGTGGTAAGTCTACAAGATTTGGATCAGCTGCTTTTGATTTTTTTGCAAAACATCCTAGTAACAAATCTTTAAAAGCGCAGAATTGGATAAATGAATTATCTAGTGATGCAAGAATGGGTTCACTTAAAGTTCCAAATACAAAAATTAGAGCTAATGTTACAAGAGAAGAATTAGAAGAAACAAATATAGCTAAGTTTGATAAAGATGGAAAACTAGTTGGTGGTTTTTTAAAAGTAGCGCAAGACAAAAATATTCCAGTTAGTAAATTTGATCTTATGACTATGATTGAAAAATCTCCTGCACTTAATTTAAAAACTAAAAGACATTTCTATGTAGGTGATGTTGATAAGAAGACTGATTTAGCTGCTAATTTGTTTATCGCGAAAGCAAATCAAGCAATCCAAAAAATAGATAACCTTAATGATAAAAGCTTAGAACCTTATAAAGATGACTTGAATAATTTGATTATAGATGCGAAGAATCAAAAATCTATCATGCAAGAATTAGTTGCTACGGGTAAACCCAATATATATGCACCAAAAGAAATAAACATAGGTGCAGGTAAATTAAATGAATTTTCTGATGAGATAAAAAAAACAAAAGGAGTAGAACTTATATCTAAACAAGAAGCAGATGACTTAGCTTCAGCATACAGAAATGTTGAAAGAGCAGTTCAAGTTAATAAAAACCAAGCCTCTATGCCTAAGTATGGAGCTGAGTTCTCTTACAGAGAAAGAGGAAGTGAAAAATATTTTGAGGATGTAGTTTATTATCCTAAAGATGTACCATTTGGTTTGAATTATACAGGAGGGCATTATGATAAACTCCAAAACCAAATATTACATAATCGATATGGAATGAGATCTTTACAAGAAAACCCAAATAAAAAGGTTTACGCAATTGATGAAATTCAATCTGATTACAGTAGATCAATTGAGGATGCTGGTAAAGTAGAAAAAAGATTAAACCCGTTTAATATAGAACAAGAATATGTTTTCTATACTTCATTAATTAAAAATAAAGTTAAACAAATGAAAGAGTTAACTGATAAACAATTAAAAATGACTAATCAAGATAGGAAAAAAGTTAGAGCCTTAGATAATGAAATAGAAGAATTAAAAAATACTACAGTCAATGCTTTTAATATCAACAATCAAAAATTCAGAGAGTTACCTCCTTATTTACCAATGCTTGAGCGTGCACAGTATAATGACTATGCTGTAAAAAATTTGATAAAGCAAGCAGCAGATGACGGTATTGAATGGGTTGCTGTTAACCCTGTTGAAAGAGTTCATGTAGGAAGAAATCTGGGAGGCAGTGGTAACGATAAATATTTTGGTGCAAAAGGAAACTGGAATGTTTATGGTGGTGCGGATGGTAAAGCAGGCATGAAAGGGATTAAAAATAAAAGTATTAAGAAGGGTGACGTGACTCTGTCTAATTATCAAATGACTGCACAAATTCCTGAAATATTTAAAAAGCTAGCTAAACAATATAATTCAGAAGCTAGAATGATTAAAATATCAAAATCAGACCCTTCAAAACCTTACAAAATAGTAGAAAATATTCATACTAAAACAGTTGCTGATAAACTTAAACTAAAAGGTACAGCTAATGAAAGACATATTGCTGCTTTTAAAACACAAGATGAGGCTAATGCTTATAGAGCAGGGGGAAAAGATATTAAGTTTATAGAGGCGAACGACCCAGATAACTATTACAACGCTTTTGCAATTAAGATAACACCTGAAATGAAAGGAACTCCTTTTAAATTATACAGAAAAGAGGGTGGTCTAGTCGTAAATCTATTTGCATGATATTATTACTGCTGTTATAAAAAGGAGAAAATTCTATGGATAAAAGAATCAAAAAAGCATTAGCTGCAGGAATTGTTGGTACGTTAGGTGCAGGTCTTTTAAAAAAGACAATGGCAGGTAGTGTTACACCAAACATTGATAAAGGCAGAGGATCAAAACTAAGTGAAACCTTTAGAAAAAAAACTAAATTTCAAGATGCGATCATGAGAGGAAGTAAAGGAGTAAAACAAGGTACACCTATCAGTAAAATGAATAAAATTAAAAATTTTTTAGGTGATGAAATTTTTACTACAAATCCAAAATCAAAAGTTTTTACTTTACCTAAAATTGGTAAATCAAGCGGATACTCAAGTTTTGGATTAGGCCCAGCAGATGGTGCTAAAACTGGTAAAATGATTAAAGCAAGAGGCGGCGGATTAGCAAGAAGTAAACCTACTAAATTAGTTTAATGGCTGAAGTTGAAAGACAGAATGAAATCGCTGAGGATGAAATTTCTGAAGAAGCTGAGATTGAAGTTGAGACTCCGAATGATGATGAGGTCGTTGAGGAGACTGAGCAAGAATCTGAGTCATTTTTTGAAAACTTGGCTGAGGATATGGATGATCGGACGCTAGGTCGTCTATCTTCACAATTAATTCAAGATTATAAAAAAGATAAAGTTTCGAGATCCGACTGGGAACAAACTTATACTAATGGTTTAGAACTTTTAGGATTTAAATATCAAGATCAAACAAAACCGTTTCAAGGAGCGAGTGGCGTGACCCATCCACTTTTAGCTGAAGCTGTCACTCAATTTCAAGCACAAGCGTATAAAGAACTTTTACCATCTGAAGGACCCGTTCGTACACAGGTTGTTGGAGCAAGAACACCTGAAACAGAAAATCAAGCACAAAGGGTTTCTGATTTTATGAACTACATGTTGATGGAAAAGATGGAAGAATATACTCCAGAATTCGATCAATTATTATTTTACCTACCACTATCAGGTTCTACTTTTAAAAAAGTTTATTACGATGAAATCATGCAAAGAGCGGTTGCTAAGTTTGTCCCTGCTGAAGATTTAATTGTTCCATACTATGCTACAGATTTAAAAGATTGTGAGAGAATTACCCATGTTGTAAAAATGGGGGAGAACGATGTTCTTAAAAAACAACAAGCAGGTTTTTATAGAGATGTTGAACTGATTCCAAAACAAGCAGAAAAAAACCCAATTCAAGATAAGTTAAACGAATTAGAAGGTGTAAAACCATCGGGTCAAAAAGAATATCAATATAATATTCTTGAAATGCATGTTGATTTGAATTTAGATGAGTTTGAAAAAGAAGATTCAGAAAAAAATGTAAAAGTTCCTTACATAGTTACAATAGATGAAGGGTCACAACAGGTTTTATCAATTTATAGAAACTATAATCCTGATGATGAACTTATGAAACGTAAAGAATATTTTGTTCATTACAAATTTTTACCTGGTTTAGGTTTTTATGGCTTTGGTTTAATACATATGATTGGCGGATTATCAAGATCTGCAACGTCTGCACTAAGACAATTACTTGATGCAGGTACTTTAGCCAATTTACCTGCTGGATTTAAGTCAAGAGGTATAAGAATTCGTGACGATGACCAACCTTTTCAGCCTGGAGAGTTCAGAGATGTGGATGCGCCAGGAGGAAATATACGTGATCAGTTCCAAATTTTACCTTTTAAAGAGCCAAGCGGCACTTTATTTCAACTTTTAGGCTTTGTTGTACAAGCAGGGCAGCGTTTTGCAGCAATTGCAGACATGCAATTAGGAGAAGATAGCCAAAATAGAGCTGTAGGGACTACAATTGCACTTTTAGAGCGTGGTTCAAGAGTCATGAGTGCTATTCATAAGCGTTGTTACTATGCTATGAGACAAGAATTTAGACTATTATCTAAAGTTTTTGCTGATTACCTACCCCCAATCTATCCGTACGCTGTCTACGGGGCTGATAGGGCCGTTAAAATACAAGATTTCGACAATAGAGTTGATGTAATACCTGTTGCAGACCCAAATATCTTCTCAATGTCACAAAGAGTTACATTAGCTAACGAAAATTTAAAAATTGCACTATCAAATCCACAAATGCACAACTTACATGAGGCTTACAGAAGAGTTTACGAAGCTTTAGGCACTAGACAAATTGATACTTTGTTAAAACCTGCTGAAATGCCAGTTGCAGAAGATCCAGCTACTGAAAATGCTAAGGCTTTGCAGATGAAAATGTTAAAAGCGTTTCCAGAGCAAGATCATGATTCTCATATTGCTTCTCATGTTGCTTTTATGAATACTAGAATGGTTCAAATCAATCCAATGGTTTACAGTTTGTTGCAAGGACATATATCAGATCACATTGCATTAAAAGCTCATGGCGAAGTAGGTGCAATGATGCAATCAAATCCAAATATGCTTATGATGCAACAACAAGATCCTCAAGGTTTTAAAATACAATTTGATAGTATGGTTGCAAAAAGAGTTGCTGAACTTACAACTGAACTTGTTCAACAAGAAATGGGTAATCAGAAACCAGATCCTTTAGTTCAACTTAAACAAAGAGAATTAGATTTAAAAGCTATGGATATGCAAAGAAAAGCTATGGAATCACAACAAGACTTTGATATTAAAGAAAGTCAATTTGACGAAAAATTAGATTTAGAAAAAATGAAAATGGAAAATCAAGAAGAACAGTCAGAGCAACGATTAGCTGTTGCACGTGAAAAATTAGAGGCAAATAAAAAATAATTATGATTGGAAAAAAATCAGGACCACCACCTAAAAAAGGACCTAATTCAAATGTACCACCAGTAAAATTTAATGAAGGTGGTATTGGATGTCCACACAGAGAAAGTTCATACAAAAATTTATATCCAGGTAATAATAATATCCAAGTAAAAGGATTTAAATTTATAGGATTAAAATAATGCCAAGTGATACAGCAAAAAAATATTTATCTAATCGCCCTGATAAGCAAAAAAGATTTGATGAGCTTATGAATGAAATGGGCGTTGATATGGCATTTGAATCAAGAGTAAGTGAAGTTTTAAGACAACTCAGAGAAGAGGATATGGGGCCAAAATCAATTCCAGGTAAATTGTCCATTGGGGGTGAAGTCGAAATAAAAAAAGGAAAAGATTACATTAAAGATTTATTATAAAAATGTGGTCTTTTTTTACACCAAAAGAAAAATTAATTTTTTTAAGCGGAATATTTGAGGGAGAGGGTAGTTTTGGATACTATAGTAAAGGTATTAACAAAACAAATAATATCGAATGCTCAATAACTATGTCGGATTATGATATAATCCAAAAGTTTTATAAATACTTCAAAAAAGGAAGCGTTTATGAAACAAAACCTCGAAAGAAAAACTATAAAAAGCTTTTTAGGTATAAAGTAACAGGGGTAGAGGCTTTAAAAATAATCCATTTAATGATACCTTATCTAGGAAAAAGGAGAGTTGATAATTATTATGGCATGGTTCAATCTATTAGGAATGGCAGTAAAAACAGGAGCACATATTTACTCCAACCGTCAGAAGACAAAACAAGCAATGTCAGATGCTCAACTTATGCATGCACAAAAAATGGCAGCAGGAGAAGAAGCTTATCAAGGCAAGCTTCTTGAAGCAAGACAATCAGATTACAAGGACGAATTTATTTTAATAATTCTTTCTGCGCCTGTTTTGGTGCTAGCTTGGGCAGTTCTAAGTGATGATCCAAGTTCTATGGATAAAGTTAAACTTTTTTTTGAATATTTCTCACAGCTTCCGTCCTGGTTCACAAACTTGTGGATTCTTGTCGTGGCGAGCGTTTATGGTATAAAAGGCACCCAGATCTTCAAGGGTAAGAAATAGTTGCATCTTATATTTACTAAGTTATAAATCCTTAATGAATCTTGATTTAGATACACTTCAAATCATTAGACAATTTATAAAAAAACAAATTGACAGAGTAAAAGATGATTTGGTGTACCATGTAGACACAATCGATAAACTGCAGTATTCTAGAGGCAGACTCAATGCGCTTGAAGCATTGCTACAGGATCTAAAAGACCTGCAGAACAAAACGGAGAATATCGATGAAGTCAATAGTGACACCTGATACAACTTTAGTAGGAGTATCAAATTCAAGGCAACCACCTCCAGAATCAAAGGAGATGGAAATACCTACAGATCCAGAGGGTATTAAAAAGTATCTTAAATTAATTCCAAAACCTGTTGGTTATAGAATGTTAGTAAGACCTTACGCAGGTCCTAAAAAAACAAAAGGGGGAATTATTTTAACAGACACTGCAAGTGAAACAATTCAAATGACAACTGTTGTTGGGTTAGTCGTAGCTTTAGGTGATCTTTGTTACAAAGATAAAACTAAATTTCCAAACGGGGCTTGGTGTAAAGAGGGTCAGTTTGTAATTTATGGAAGATACGCTGGGTCTAGATTTAAAACAAAATATGGTGAGCACCGTATTTTGAACGATGACGAGATTATCGCCACTATCAATCAACCAGAAGATATTCTTCATTTGTATTAATTAGGAGGAAAAAAAATGTCAAAAGAGGAACTGCAACCAAAGGTACAACCTGAAGTTGAATTAGATACAGACGGTATTAAAGATGAAGCCGTTGAACTTCCCGAAGAGAAAAAAGTTGAAAGTGAAACACCTGATCTTAATAAGGGAGAAGTTGATTTAGGTTATCAAACATTTGATTCTAAATCTGAAGAAAAACCAGAAGTTGAAGAAATACAAGAAGAAACTTCTGATATTGAAAAAAGACATGAAGAACCAAAAGAAAACAATCTACAAGAATTTTCTGATGGTGTTCAAAAAAGAATCGATAAATTAACTCGAAGATATCGTGAGGCAGAAAGAAGAGAAAAAGCTGCTTTAGATTATGCGAAAAGTCTTCAAAAAAAATATTCAGATTCAGAAAAGAAGTACGATTCAGCTGATGAACAATATTTGAAAGAGTTTGATGCAAGAGTTGATTCTCAAAGAGAACAAGTCAAAATCAAACTTAAAGATGCCATTGAATCCAATGATGCAGAAAAAATCATGGAAGCCAATGATGAGCTTACCAGACTTACAGTCGAAAAGGAAAAAGCTAGAATCAAAATGGCAGATAGAGAGCAAAGATTAAAAACTCTCGAAGAACAAAAATCTCAAAAACCAGAGGAACAGCAACAAGTACAACAACCGCCACAGGCTAGTGAAAAAGCTAGAGGTTGGGCTGCTGAAAACACTTGGTTTGGTAATGATAGAATCATGACTAATGCTGCATTTACCATACACGAAGATCTAGTGGGTATGGGTATTGATGTAGAAAGTGATGAGTACTATAATGAAGTTGACAAACGTATGAGAGAAAATTTTCCTCATAAATTTGTGCAATCTGAAAATGAGATACAACGGAAACCCGTCCAAACCGTTGCTTCCGCAGGAAGAAAACAACAAGGACGCAGAACTGTGAGACTCACCAAATCACAGGTGGCTATTGCCAAAAAATTAGGGGTGCCACTAGAAGAATACGCTAAATACGTGAAGGAGGTACAATAGTATGAGCGATGAAATAAATAGAACTTCACGCGCGTCAGACGAAGTTAAAAACGAAAGAAAAAAAGTTTGGACGCCACCATCATCTCTGGATGCACCACCTGCGCCAGACGGTTTTGTTCATAGATGGATAAGAACCGAAAGTATGGGTTACCAAGATACAGCTAATGTATCTAAAAAAATGAGAGAGGGTTGGGAATTTGTGAGAGCCGAAGAAATAAAAAATAAATTAGGTGATCACTCTTACCCTACTATCACTGAGGGAACTTACGCAGGTTTGATCGGGGTTGCTGGCCTTGTGTTGGGAAGGATACCTGAAGAAATTGTTAAGAGCCGTGCGGAGTATTTCAAAAGAATTACTCAAGACAGGATAGACGCGGTAGATAACGATGTCATGAAGGAACAACGACCTGAGATGCCTATGAATATTAATAGACAATCTCGCGTAACTTTTGGTGGTGGAAGTAAATCCTAATTATTTGGGAATATTCACTCCAAAAAAAATGTAACAATAAAAGGAGAAAACAACTATGGCTAATGTAGCTGAAAAATACGGGTTAAGACCTGTAAGAAAGTTAGATGGCTCTCCATTTATAAACGCACAAAACAGATACAGAATTGCAAGTGGCTATGCTACAGCAATATTCCAAGGTGACTTGGTAAAACCTGTAACTGGTGGCGGAATCGAAAGAGCAGTAGCAAATACTTCCGATAAAGTCGTGGGCGTTTTTAACGGAGTGTTCTACACAGACCCAACTACTCAGAAGCCGACGTTTAAAAATCATTATCCTGGAGGAGTTGCGGCTAGTGACATCGTTGCTAACGTAATTGACGATCCGAATGTGGTTTACTCGATCGATTCTGATGGTGCGTTTGCAGTAGCAGACATCTTTAAAAACTTTGCAATAACAAACGGAACAGGTAGCACTGCTACTGGTATATCTCAAGTCCAATTGGACCACAGTGTATCAGGTTTAACAAACAGTGGTACGGTTCTCCAAGCTATCGATATTTCGCAAGATACGCAAAATAGCGAAGCTGGAAGCGCTAATGTAGATGTGTTAGTTAGAATTAACAATCACTTCTACGATCAAGGCGCAGGCTTATAATAGGAGTATATAATTTATGGCTATATCAAGATCACAACTAGTAAAAGAACTAGAGCCAGGTTTAAATGCACTATTTGGCCTGGAATACAACAGATACGACAATGAACATGCAGAGATCTTTGTTACTGAAACTTCAGACAGAGCGTTTGAGGAAGAAGTAATGTTATCTGGCTTTGGCACTGCTGCTACAAAAGCAGAAGGTGCTATGGTCACTATGGATCAAGCAACTGAAGCGTATACTTCAAGATACACTCATAATACTGTAGCATTAGGTTTTGCTATAACTGAAGAGGCTATTGAAGATAATTTATACGACAGGTTAGCTGGCAGATACACAAGAGCTCTTGCAAGATCAATGGCGCAATCAAAACAAATCACAGCAGCAAACATTTTAAATAATGGCTTTGACGCTAACTTCACTGGTGGAGACGGAAAAGCACTTATGACTACAGATCACCCGCTTGCTAATGGTGGAACTTTCAGAAATGAACTTTCTACTGCAGCTGATTTGTCAGAAACATCGTTAGAACAATCGCTAATTGACATCGCAGCGTTTGTTGATGAAAGAGGATTGAAGATCGCTCTACAAGGTAGAAAATTGATAATTCCAAAAGAGTTACAATTTACTGCTGAGAGAATCATGAGATCACCTTTATCAACAACTCCAGGTGGTTCAAATGCGTTTGCTAAAAACGACATCAATGCAGTGATGAACATGGGTATGATTCCAGAAGGGTACAGAGTAAACCACTTCTTGACTGATACTGATGCATTCTTCATTTTGACTGATGCGCCAAACGGTTTGAAACACTTTGTAAGATCGCCAATTAAAACAGCGATTGAAGGTGATTTCGACACTGGAAACGTAAGATTTAAAGCTAGAGAAAGATACAGCTTCGGCTTCTCTGACCCTAGAACTATCTTTGGTTCTCCAGGAGCGTAATAAATAAACTGTGGGGGCGTAGTCTTTACGCCCCTACATTAAGAGTTTATAATAGGATTTATAATGGGATACAAAAGCGATATTCAAGCAACAAGATCAACAGCAGCAGCAGGGGCAACTGCGATTATTGAACCACCAGTAAGATTAAGAGGTATTATTATTGCCTCTGATGGCACAGGAGCTGGAACTTTAGAACTTACAACTACATCAAATACAGGAGCAACTTTATTTCAGGCAGATGTACCATCTGGAGATGTCATCAATATAAATTTTCCTGAAGATGGAATTCTTTTTCCAAAAGGAATTTTTTGTAAAACAAAAACTAAAGTGACTGCTTATACTTTGCTAACAGATAAATATTCAGGCGCTGGATTAACAGTTTAGGTTTAACATGGATTACTATGCTGACTTAGGTATAGAGATCGATAGTTTCGCTAAAGGCGGTATGCCAGCGAAAAATAAAAAAAATTTCAGATCAACAAAATCAGGTGCAGGTATGACTGCAGCAGGAGTTCGTGCTTATAGAAGAATGAATCCTGGATCAAAATTAAAAACAGCAGTAACAGGTAAAGTTAAAAAAGGATCAAAAGCAGCTAAAAGAAGAGCATCTTACTGCAGAAGATCTAAAGGACAAATGAAAATGCATAATATCAATTGCAGTAAAACACCTGAAAAAAGAATATGTGCAGCAAGAAGAAGATGGAAATGTTAAATTGGATAAAGAAAATTTTAGGATTTGAACAACTTGAAAAAAGAATTAGAATATTAGAAAGAAAAAATTACTGGAGGGAAAAATATAAAAATGTCTTATCTGAATGCAAACATACCTCCAATTTATTGTAAAATAAGAAAGGAATATCTTTATGATCTTACAGAACACCATGAAGAAAGTGAAGACTGTGTTATCTTTAGTATTACGAGCATATCTGGTCGTGCAATCTTATTTAATATCATGTTACCCAACGGTGCGTGCTATTGGCGTCTGCCTATCTCAGCATTTTTTCAAAAATCGTATGATAGAGCCCAAGTGCCCGATATGCAGGTACACGAGCTTGAATTGTGGAATTGTTTTAGTTACTGGCCTAGTGTCACTTGCTTTGATTGGTTGGATGGTGTAGCAGGAAAATTTTTAGGTTTAGATAAAACATTTTATCATGGTAAATATTTATTTACGATTGATTGGGCTCACCCAGACACTAATATTTTGGATACAGAACACTCTGAAATTCCTCAAGAACATAAGTGTGCGCATATATTGGCTCTTGATAACGGTAATTATGCAGCTCAGCCTAATAATCGTCTTTTATGGCACATTAATAGTTATACTACTGATAACAGTTGGCCAGATTATAAAGTCCAAACTACTTATTGGGACGCAGAGGATAATGGACTTGTTACAGAAGATAGTGATAAAATGTTTTACGATATGGAAGAAAAAACAAGAGATGAGGACAAAACCTACGAATGAAAAATAAACCTTTAAACATAGGAGAAGAAGCAAAAGTTCAAATGCCAATGAAGACTGTAGCGTCTTTGATAATTATTGTGGCACTTGGTACAATGGGATATTTCCAAATCATCGAACGTCTGAATGTTGCAGACACACGACTTCAGTTAATGGAAAAAGATTTAGAAGAAAATACAGAGTTTAGAATTAAATGGCCTCGTGGACAACTAGGCTCCTTGCCTGCGGATTCTGAGCAATTTATGATGATTGAGGATCTTTATAAGACCACAGATAAATTAAATAAACATATTGAGAATATGGCTTTAAATAAAGTAAATATAGAATTTTTAAGAAAACAAATGGATAAAGTTTTAGAAGATATAGAAAAATTAAAAGATGCTAATCGTGAGATTGGTTATAAAAATGGAAGTTACTCACAATGATAGGTCTTTTTTTCATAGGGATTGTGTTCACAGTTATGATGTTATCTATTCTTATATTAGCGAGGAAATATGATTGAAGCTGTGGTGGCTCTACTTATGTTCTACAATGGAGAGATCAAGGAGCATCGTATTCAAGAATCTATGGCCGCATGCCTTCGAGGCAAGCGTCAGGCTGAAAGACAATACAGCGAATCTGTATCTTACAAATGTTATAAAGGTAAAGCAGAAACAGAAATATATTTAGGTGAAAAAAGTATAAAAAAAATAATATTAAATTAATGAATCTTTCACGAAATTTTAGCTTACAAGAGCTTATTAAATCCGATACAGCTATACGTTTAGATATAGATAACAATCCAAACGCAGACCAAATTAAAAAATTAGAAATGTTATGCGAAAGAATTCTTCAGCCAGTACGTGATCACTTTGGTAGAGTTAAAGTGACTAGCGGATACAGATCCCCTGAGTTATGTGCAGCAATAGGTAGTTCTGTAAATTCACAGCATGCTAAAGCCGAGGCCGCAGACTTCGAGGTTTTAGGCGTAGACAACGCTGAAGTTGCTGATTGGATAAATATGAACTGCACGACAGATCAGCTAATTCTGGAGTTCTACACTCCAGGCGAACCTAACAGCGGGTGGATTCATGCATCTTATGTTGAATTTAATCCAAGAGCACAGTATATGAGAGCATATAAAGAAAATGGTAAAACAAAATATAAACCAATAATTGGAAAGGCTGTTGATTTAATATAATGGTTATCGGAAGATCACAAATGACTAAGCAAGTAGAGGGAAAATTACGAGGGTCAAAAGATGAGAAAAAAAAAGAAAAAAAAGTTAAGTTTAAAAAACCCTTTAAAAAGAATCCTCTTAGCAGGACATTTACTGTTTAGGCAAAGAGTGGTACAATCAAAGAAGTTGTACAACAGAAAGAGGCTTAGACACTATGACAAAACTATGTGCTAGAGGCAAAGCGGCCGCTAAAAGAAAATTTAAGGTATATCCCAGTGCATATGCGAACGCATACGCTAGTAAAATATGTGCAGGTAAAATAAAAGATCCATCAGGAGTTAAAAGAAAAGACTGGGGACCTAAAAAAGCGAGTGAAGGTTCAGAGATCAAAATAAAAGAAGTTGCAAAAGGATTGCACAAAGCATCTGCCACACACAAAAAACAAGCAAAGCAACTTGATTCTATTACAGCTTACAATGGCAAATTTATTAAACATGATTCAGCTGATATAAATTTATCAAATCAAAGTTCAGTAAATTATTACGGTGATTTATTAAAATGAGCCAAAGAGGAACTTGTTGGCAAGGTTATGTTCAAAAGGGCATGAAGAGAAAAGGTAACAAGATGGTTCCGAATTGTGTTCCTTCAGGAATGAAAGAAGGAGGACTAAAAAAATGGTTCAATGAAAAATGGGTTGATATAGGTTCTAAAAAACCAGGAGGAGGATATAGAGAATGTGGAAGAAAATCTGCAAGTGGATCAAAAAGAAAATACCCCAAATGCGTGCCTGCTGCAAAAGCCGCCCGAATGACAGAATCAGAAAAGCGTTCTGCTGTTGCGAGAAAAAGAAGTAAAGCTCAAGGTGTAGGTGGTAAACCTACGAATGTAAAGACTTTTGCATCTAAAGGTGCATTTACTAAATTATATTATGGTGGTATGATAGATTATTAAGGAGAAGTTATGGACGAAGCAAAAGATTATAAAAAATATTTAAAAAATTTAAAAAATATAAGAGAAAACATTGTTGGTAAAAAGTTAAACACACCTGAATATAACATAACGACTTATGACCAAAAATCATTCGAAGCAGCAGGAGGAAAAGGGAAAGCTGTATTTAAAGATTATAAAAAACTTGGTATTAAAAATGAAGATGAATATTTTAATTTAAAAAACAAAACTAAATCAATAATAACGAAAGCAGCTAAGAGATCACCTGCTGGAAGAGCTGTGAGTACTATTTTAAAAGGTGGCTCTTACATTAAAGATCTCATAAAGTAACAAATATAGTTAAAAGGAGTAAAAAAATGTATAAAAAAATGGAGAAGAAAAAAGCTGGTGGGATGCCAATGGGTGGAGGAAAGAAAAACTATAAGATGTCTGGTGTTATGGGTGCTAAGACAGGTAAGTTAATTGGTAAACAAAAAAATCTACCTAAACATTTACAAGAAAAAATATTAGCGTAAGGATGAAATGGCTACATCACAATCTACAACTTTTAACATTACCATTGATGAAGCAATTGAAGAGGCTTACGAAAGATGTGGCCTAAGAACTAATTCTGGTCATGATATTAAATCTGCTAGAAGAAGTCTTAACTTATTATTTTCTGAATGGGGCAACAGAGGAATCAATCTTTGGAAAGTAAAATCAAAAACTGAAACTTTGGTTGATGGAACGGTAACTTACAATACACCAAGTGATTGTAATGATGTTTTAGAGGCTGTTGTAACAGTTTCAGGAGGTACGCAACAAAGTTTAGTAAAAATTTCAAGATCTGAATATATTGCGATACCAAATAAAACTGAGAAAGGCACTCCTTCACAATATTATGTCGATAGGCAATTGACACCAACAATATCATTATATCTTGCCCCTGATACGAATGTTGTAACAAATATATTTTATTATTACTTAGCTAGAATTGAAGACGCTGGTGCTTATACTAATACAACGGATATGCCTTTTAGATTTTATCCTTGTATGGTATCTGGATTAGCCTTTTATCTTTCACAGAAATATGCTCCTGAAAGAGTTCAATCTTTAAAATTATATTATGAAGATGAGTTAAAAAGAGCATTAGATGAAGATGGCCAAAGAACTTCAGTTTATTTCACCCCTAATATTTATTTTCCACAAGGATAAAAGATGGCATACGCAAAAGGCAAATTTAGTAGATCAATATCTGATAGATCAGGTCAAGCTTTTCCTTATAGTGAAATGGTTAAAGAATGGAATGGTTCTTTAGTGCACATATCAGAATTTGAATCTAAACACCCACAATTAGATCCTAAAGCACATAAAGCTGATCCTGTAGCCATAAGAAATGCGAGACAATCTAAATCTGCACCAACCACTGTTTTTTTAGATCCACAATATTGGGATGGTCAGTTCACTTCAAATGGTATGCAACCATCTCTTGAACCTCTTGAAGAAAATAAAAAGAGACAGGCAAATACAATTTTAGGTAACGTAACTGTGAGTATTACATAATGGCTATAACTTATACAAAATTTGTTGATCAAGTAAGAAGTTATACTGAAGTAGATGCAAATGTTTTAACACCAACTTTGATTGATCAATTTATTAGAAATACTGAATTAGAAATAGCTGGTAAAGTTGATTATGATGATGTTAGAAAATATGCTACTTCTTCATTTACAGCAAATAAAAGATATTTAATTTTACCAAGTGACTTTTTAGTAATTAGATCATTGCAAGTTTTTGCTGATACTACTTTAACTAGTGCAAGAACTTTTATGGAAAAAAGAGATACAAGTTTTATTTCTGAATTTAATTCTACTGGAGTAACAGGTAAGCCTAAATATTATGCAAATTGGGATGAATCAACGGTTGTTGTAGCACCAACACCAAATATCGCTTACGGAGTTCAATTGAATTATATTATTGATCCTCCTCATTTTGATAGCTCAACAGATACTTTTTTATCTAAATTTCAAGAGGGAATGCTTCTTCATGGAGTTTTAACTGAGTGTTTTGCATATCTTAAAGGACCTCAAGATATGTACAATTTGTATAAATCAAAGTATAATGAAGAAATACAAGCGTTTGCTCTACAACAAATGGGTAGAAGAAGACGTGCAGAATTTGATGATGGTGTACCACGTGTAAACGTGCCGTCACCTTCACCATAAAATTTTAAAGGAGAAAAAATATGGCAATAACACAAGCAGTTTGTAACTCATTCAAAAAAGATCTTTTGGATGGGGTGCACGATTTTGATAATGGTGGCGATGTATTTAAATTAGCAATGTACACATCTCAAGCTACTATTAATGCAGCAACAACTTCGTTTACCACAGGTAATGAAGTTTCAAGTTCAGGATATACGTCAGGCGGTAAACAACTTCAATCACAACTAACTTCTGTAGCATCAGGGGTTGCAATAGTTGACTTTGCAGATTTATCATTTACAGGAGTTACACTGACAGCAAGAGGTGCATTAATTTATAATAGTACGGATTCAAAAAAAGCAGTTTGTGCTTTAGATTTTGGAAGTGATAAGACAGCTACATCTGGCACGTTTACTATTCAATTTCCTGCATTTACAACATCGGCTGCTATTTTAAGAATTAGTTAAGGATTTAAATGGCATTTATTCTAAATGATAGGGTCAAGGAGACCAGTATCACTACTGGTACAGGTACTTTAAATCTTGCTGGAGCAGTACAGGATTTTGAAACTTTTGTAGCTGGAATTGGCACAACAAACGAAACTTACTATTGTATTGTTCACCCAGGAACAGGTGAATTTGAAGTAGGAAGAGGGACTGTAACGGATGCAACTCCAGATACTTTGTCTAGAGCACAAGTTTTTTCATCTTCTAATTCAGATAACCCTGTTGATTTTTCCGCAGGAACTAAAGATGTATTTTGTACATTACCTGCTTCAAAAGCAGTTGTTGAGGATGAAAATAATGATGTAACTTTACCTGCAGATCTAACTGTAGGAGCTAACATAGATGTATCTTCAGGGACCATAAAACTTGATGGTAATTATCCAACTGGAACTAATAACGTTGCATTGGGAAACACAGCATTAGATTCTATTGGAAATGGAGGTGCAGGTCACAATGTTGCAATTGGTCATGCAGCTTTAACTGCCGATGATACTGGTACTGGTAACGTGGGAATAGGTGCTTTTGCTTTAACAGCCACTGTTACTGGTAATTATAATACGGCTATTGGCCAAGAAGCATTAAAAGCAAATACAAGTACTGAAAATAACGCAATTGGTTATCAGTCAATGTTAACAAGTTATTCAGGTGAGAAAAATGTAGCTTTAGGTTTTTGGACTTTAAAAAATTTAGGTAATAATGATAAAAACGTTGCTATAGGTCATAAGGCAGGATTAGATTTGACTGGGGGTGACAATAACATAATAGTAGGACATAACGCTCAAGCAGCATCCGCAACAACTTCAAATCAAATAACTTTAGGTGACGCTAATATTAATTCTTTAAGAATTCCAGGTCTACAATCTGGTGCATCAAGTGGAGATGTGCTAACATTTGATGGCACAGATATTGGTCTTGCAACACCTACAACAGGTGCAACTGAGGCATTTGCAATTAAAATGGCATTAGCATTATAGGAGAATTATGGCACAAGATTTTGAACGAGATATACAAAGAAACGTAGGTACAAGTTCCGTAGTTTTACGAACAGCTGATTCTGATGATGCGATTATTTCTGTTAGATGCGCTAATATAATTACTTCTACAATCAATGTGGATGTATTTATTTTAAACGGAGGAAATGAACATAGACTAATCAAAGGAGCGCCGATAGTTCCAGGCGGATCGCTTGAGCTCATTGATGGGGGTAGTAAAATAGTTCTTCAAAGTGGAGATCAACTTAAAGCTCGTAGTGATACGGCATCAAGTTTAGATATAATATCTTCCTTTGTTGATGCAATAAGTACGTAAGGAGATTCATGGCCTATTTAGGAAACGCACCAAAAGGAAATTTACTTACCATGA